ACGCGCCGCGTCTGGACGAGCTGCTGCCGCTCCTCGGGCGGCTGCTCCGCGGCGAGCGCGGCCCAGAGGCCGAGCCGCGCGGCGATCTTCGCCAGCCGCACGAACGCCGTGAGCACCGGCCGGTCGGGCACCGGGTGCGGATTGACGGGCGACGCCGGCGACGAGCCGAGCCACCAGCCGAGCACCACGGCGGCCAGGAGGAGGTAGATGGTGTTGCGGGATACGGTGATCGTCATGGCTGGCTCACGGAGCGAGGGAGAACAGGCCCGCGATCACGCGGGCGGGTTGCGGGAGGACGGGTGCTGCCGGCGGCGCGGGCTCGAACCATTCGCCGTGGTCGAGCACGCGCCACTCGAAGCCATCGACGCCGCCGATGGCGAACGAATCGCCCTGGTCGAGGGCGGCCTGGATGTCGGCGCGCGAAGCCCAGAACGAGCCGTCGGGCTGGTCCGACGGCCACTTCGGTCCGCCGCACCACCGCTCCGACCAGGAGTTCTGGATCAGCCCGCCGTCGCGAGGAGACCCGTTCTTCTGGTGCCTGACGCCCCAACAGAGCATCGCGTGGGCCCAGGGCTTCCCGCGGGGCAGGAACCCATCGGCATCACGGGTCGGGTTGCGGTTGTCCCATCGGCCGTAGCCGACCGTGGAGCAGAGCACCACGGGCGACCCTCGCTCGATCGCCGCGCACAGTTCCTCCCACGTCCGCACCTGCGCGACCGCGACCGCCTTGACCTTGTTCGCCTCGCGGGCGAGCTCGAGCGGCACGCCATCCCGCCCCCACTCGATCGACCGCGGGATCGAGTAGGTGGTCAGATCGACGGAGCCGTAGACCTGGCGGTAGAGGATGCCGCCGAGCGTCGGATCCTTGCACCGGCCGGCGATCCATCGGGCGGCCGCGCCGCCGTAGGAGCCGTCACCGCCGGTGTTGCGAGCCTGCGGGGGCATCCGCGCGGCCGTGCGCGACCCGCCGTAGATCGGCTCTGTGGCCACCTCCGGAGGCGGACGCGGCATCCGGCCCTGCGTGAAGTCCACGCTTTGTCCGGTGTACGAGCCGAGCGCGAACGCGAACGAGACGCACGATCCGTGGTCGCCCTGGTTCCAGCACTTCCAGGGCAGGCCGTAGACCTTCTGGTGTGCCTTCTCGACGTGCCGGTAGAGGAACACATCGACGCCGCGGGCCTCGCGCATCGCCTCGCGGCCGGCGTCGCCGAACGTCGGGTGGTCGAGTTCGGCGAGGAACTGCCGGGTGCCCTCGGGGTCGGGCGTGTAGCCGAACCGGCTCCCTACCTCCCGGGCCCGACTGGCGACGCGCTCGACCGCGAGACCCAGGAGCGCCGCGGCGACGACCAGCGCCACCGCGGACCACGACCAGATTCTCTGCTGGCGCGTCATCGGCTCACCTCCCGATCGCCGTGCGGGCCGCCGCGGAGATCGCCCGGAATGCCGTCACCCACCGCGCGCGGGCGGCGTCGTCGATCGGGCCGCCGTCGGTGCCGACCTCTTGGTCGAGGAACGCCTTGATGGCGTCGCGGGCGAGCGGCTGACGCTGGCCGAGGGAGACCCCGGCCGTGCGGTACTCGCGGGCCGCCGCGCGGAGGTCGGCCAGCTGGGCACCGGTCGTGAGCCGGCGGTCGTGCGCGCCGTCGTACTCGATCGCGTCCGCGAGCTTGGCGAGCAGCTCCGCCGTGATCGCCGCGTCGGCCGCGGCCTCCGAACCGACGAACTTCCCGCGGAGGTCGAGCCCGACCGCGGGGGCCGGGGCGGGCGGCACGTCAGGACGTTCCGGATTCCGGAAGCTGGAAAACGCCAGCCACGCCACAAGGAGCCACGGGGCGACCCGGAACAGCGTCACCCCGCCGGCGGCCGGTGTCGCCGGCGCGCCCGGGGGCGCGAGCCCGGGCGGCCCAATAGGCGGCAGGGACGGCGCGCCGGCGGGGGCCGCGGACCCACGCCAGGAGAGGTAGGCCAGGGCGGCGGCGACGAAGAGCAGCGGGAGAGGGATCGTCACGCGGTGGCCTCCGGTGCGGGCACCGCCCGCGTCAGTCGCAGCACCTGCTCCAAGGCCCCGCCGGCCGCGGCGAGCACCAGCGACCGCACCGCGGGGCGGACGATCCACCACACCGGCCGGGCCGGGAGCGGCACCGCGGCGTCGGCCACGGTGTCGAAGAGCACCCCGACCGCCTGGAGCGCCCACGCCTTTTTCGCCGGGCCGTCGAGGGTGGAGATCGTGTCCAAGCCGGCGACCGCCAGGCGGAGCAGCTCGACGACGAGGCTCCCGAACTCGGCGACGGTGAGGCCGCCGGCGGCCTTGTCGCGGGCGCCGGCGAGGAATCCGGAAACGGCGGCTTGGAGTTGTTCAGGGGTCATGGTCAATATCCCGTGGGTCCGGTGGCGGCCGTGCCGGCGATCACGATCGAGTAGGCCACGGGGCCGGTGGTCCCGGTGGCGCTGATCGTCACGCCACGTTCGGTGGCGGTGACGCCCCAGGCGTGCGTCTGCTGGACGGCGAGCAGCTCGCCGCCGGGGCCCACCTCGCCGGCGACGCGGCCCCAGCCGTTCGTCCCCGATGGGCCCACGACGATCCTCGGCCCGGTGGCGGTCTCGTTGCAGGTCACGCGGACGAGACGCACCTGCCGCATCGTCTGGACGCCGGTGGCGCCCTGGATCGTGTCGGCGAGAGCGAGGAGGTCGATCGTCTCCGACTGCCCGCCGGTCACGGATCGATTCGAGACCCAGAGCTGATCGGCGAGCGGTCCGGAGACGCTGTTGAACTGGTAGTTGGTGCCGACCGTCACGGCACGGGACGACGCGCCGACGGTGTCGGACTGCGTCTGCGTGATCGCGGTCGTCGTCGAGACGACGCCGGAAAGGCTACCGGTGGCGGGCATCGAGTGTCTCCAGAAGCCCTTGGGCGATCGCGGCCTTCACCGCCTCGACGGTGATGCCGTACCGGAACGCGAGCAGCTCGAGGTCGTCGCGGGTGTACCGGCGCGAGGTGATCTTGCCGGTCTTCGCGCCGTTGGTCGCGAGCGACTGGAGGCACCCATGCCCACCCGGCCCCGCGACACTCTCGCGGCCGTCGTGCGTGGCGCGCCAGTGGGTCGGGCGGGCGATCATGTGCACCTCGCCACCCATCGTCCCGGCCCTGGCGGTCAGCCCGGAGGGGGTGCGGACTGGCACTCCGCGAGACACGCGGCGTAGCCGGCGAGGTCCACGGCGTTGTCCGCGTGCGGCTTCGGCCCCAGATCGCGGGCGAGCTTGTCGAGGAGCATGATCCGGGCCCAGTCCGCCACGGTGAGCGGACGCACGAGCACGCCGGCGAACAGAGCGTTGACCATGCCCACGGTCCGCGCGAAATGCTCCCGGGGAGGCCCGTAGGTGGCGTGCCGGTCGATCACCGCCGCCCGTGCGGTGTCGAGGAGCCGCACGGCCTCCGTCGGCCCCGCCGCCTCCGGCAGCGGCGTCACGGCACCGCCGATGTCGGCGGCCTTCCTCGTCTCGTCGGCCAGCTCGGCCACGTCGTCCTCCGTGAGGATCGCGGCCTCGTCTCCGAGGTAGTGCCGGTCCCGCAGCTCTCGCTCGCCGCGGAGGATGTGGTCGGCGGGGTATTCGCACATGGCGGCGGCCTCCTGGATGTGTCTGACGAGCCGGCGGGCGTCGGCGGCGATCGTGCCGGCCGTGCCCGTCCAGCAATTCGCGGCGCCGGCCCGCTGGATGCGTTGGTCGATCTCGGCGATCTCGGCGTCGGTGAGCATGTCTCCCAGCCTACGCGCGGTCGCAAGGGGCGCGCCCGTCGGCCACGAGCATCCCCGCGAATCGGCCGCGGTCGTAGAAAAACGTCTCCATCGCCTGCCGGCTGCCGATCCACCCCTCCTGGGCGTGCCAGTCGTCCGGCGGGCAGAGGGCCGGGGCGATCCGCACCACGACGCCGTCCACGGTGTCGATGCCGTCGGAATCGACGACGCGGCGGATGCGGGCGGCCTGCTTGTGGAGGTGCCCGGTGTGCACCTCGCGGCACGAGCACCGCGCCCAAGAGGCGCCGGCCTCCAGCGACATGAGGCTCGGCAGCTTCGCCCGGGCCTTGTCCCCGTGCGCGAATCCCAGGAGCGTCCCGTCGTGTTCGAGGTACTGACGGTGCGTGTAGACCTCGTGCACCGTCACCCGCTTGTCCCGTGCGAAATGGGTGCGTAAGAGCACGCGAAACCATGCCGTCATCGTCTCGTCATGGTTCCCCGGCACGACGACGCAGTCGGTGGGAC